ATGGGTTTGTCGAGACAGACCCAAATCCCTCATCAGCGTATATATCTGCTGGTGTATATGACTTTGCGGTGTCCCAAAACAATACACCTGGCTCGGCAGCTGAATGTGCTCCCTCGATTATTTCATGCCCGATTGTTCTCGCATCAGCATACTCACTTATGGCAGGGTCTGATGACTCTATAGGCCAGCGAAGCTCGACGTTTGTACCGTCTTTTACTGCATTCATGAATTCATCTGACACTCTAACTGAGATGTTAGCTCCAGTGACCCTCTTCAAATCCTGCTTAATTTTTATGAAATCACGAATCTGCGGATGATGCACTGATATCGTTAACATCAAGGCACCGCGGCGGCCGCCTTGGGCGACTTCACGACATGAGTTAGAGAACCTATCCATAAAAACTTCTATGCCGTCTGTGGTCCTTGCTGCATTGGCAGTCGTAAGACCCTTTGGACGAATCGTACTGAGGTCGAAGCCAACCCCACCTCTTCGTTTAGCAATCTGCACTAGCTCTTGATCAGATTTTAAGATTCCGCCGTAACTGTCTTCAGGCGCAGGGATCACAAAGCAATTTGACAAGCTTTGTAACCTTTGGCTATTCCCAATTCCTGACATCGGAGATCCTTGCGGTACCACATACCGAAAGCCATCAATCAACTCGAATATTTCTTCGTAGCTCATTGGGTTTGGGTATCGTTGCTCAATCCTATGAAGCTCCGTCGCAATTCTTTTATGCATATCTCGTGGGGATAACTCTAAATAAGACCCATCACGATCTGTTAAGAGATACTTCGTAGTAACAACATTCGCTGCTAGTTCATCACCACCAAAATATTTTAGAGATTTTGCGAGCGCTTCTTGATAATCAAATTTCATACCGGGTAGTCTCCCAAGAGAATTAAATGCTTTTAAGTTCTTTCCACTTGTTTCGAAGAACAGCCTTCACTTCTTTTTCATCACTTTGAATTGCTTGTGACAATGTGGATACTTCCTCGTCAAGTACTTTAATAGTAGAGCGCGCGGTGTCAATGTGAATAGGAAAAAGTATTCCGTCTTTTCCGGCGCGGTTTTTTGCAATGAAAAGTCGGCCTGAGCCAGTTGCCTTTTCAGTCGCTTTTCTAGATAGCGAAACTACCAAGTCTGCAACCATCGCCTTACCATACGCCTCTGACATGTTCTCAAGACCAACAATGTCAGAATTTGCAGAATCTCTATTCGCTTGAGATGCTGTCCAAATTGGGATACGCATTTCCATCGCAAGATTACGAAGCTCTTCATAAATTAATTTTAGCTCGTGCCTCAAAGAGTCATAAGACCTGGTCGATCGCATGATATCTGCATAGTCTATTACAACAACGCTCGGCTTAAATCCTCGAAGTGAAAGCTTCTCGATGTGATTTCGGATCGTCGTTACGGAAGCGGCACCAGTAGGATACTCCTTGATTATCAACCTTCCTAAATCTTCGCTATTCTTTTCATAATATTCTTCAACCTTCTTCTTATTATCTCTTACATCTGAAGAAGAGATATTGCAAAGGTTGGAGTCGTACCTAATTCCTACAGCTTGCTCAGTCAACTCGAATGTGTAATGTAGCACATTCTTTCCATGGCGCATTGCATTCGCACCCATCTGAACCAAGTAGTGAGATTTTCCGACGCCAGTGTTTGCAGTCACGACCCCGATCTCTCCTCTCCCAAGACCTCCTGCAAGAATATCTTTTGCGTCTAATTCTGGAATACCTGTGGGACACACGCACCGATCAATCTTCTGAAACCTGGCTTCGAGGTCTTCAAAGAAATCATGACCGGTTGAGTTGGGCAATCCAATCGACACAGCTTCTTTCATCAAAGAAATAACCGACTCAAAATTATCAGATGAAATAAGCTCTACAGACTTTTCAAGAGCTTCTTTAAATGCTTGACGCTTACAAAAGTCTAGAGACTTTTCTTTTACGTAAGATATGTCTCCAGGGTTCGGGTTTCCCCTAACACGAATTAAGTAACTCACAATCTGATCTCTGAGCAGAACGTCACCATCTGCGCTGAGAGAGTCTTTGATAATGCTTATCAACAATCCTTGGGTTGGGAAGCACCTATACTGAGTAAAATAGTTGAAGTACTTTTCGCACAAATACTCAAGGTATCTTAACTCGAAAAAGTCAGGTCGCATTACTTCCACCATCTGTGCTGCCCACTGATGATCACTCAACAAGCCTTGGAAAATCTTTTCCTGAAAGGGCTTATTATACTGAGCAAACTGCCCAGCTGGAATTTCTCCTAAAATTTGCTGACTAACTAATGCACTCATTATAAGCTTAACCCCTTCTTAATATCCTTAAAGACATGAACAACTTGTCATAATCAAAATTTCTAATTCCCAGAACCGATAGAGAGCGAATGAATTTTAGCTTATTTCTATCTGGACTTTCGCCTGTTATTATTCCATCGATCTTTTGTACATGATTTCCTGACAAATTACCGTGTCCTAAATACATTAGCTTCCAATTCTTCTTAATAGCTTCTTCACACTTTATGATATTATCATAAATCTTTAGCGCCTTTTGTTCTCGAAGTTTTCTACATTTTGTAAGTATGTCGTCGAGCACCACAGATTCTTTAGAAGCCAGATCAGGGAAGCGTTTGGCTAGCGTACGAAACCCTGCGCCAGGGACACCTTTTATCCCGTCAGAGTTATCACCAACAAAGCATCTTGCTAAACAAAAATTCTCAGGGTGTATGCCATGATGCTCCACGACTAATTCAGCGCTCCACTCTTTTTTGCTGCCTGGTGACCACACAACGATCCTTTCATTGATCAGTTGAAAAAAGTCTCGGTCTGTGGATATTATGACACAATCATCATCTTTAAAATTTACATTCACTAAACGAGCTATGACATCATCTGCTTCACAATCTGAAACGTAGACCTGCCTTATTCCTGCCATCCTTAGCAGGCTAACAAGCTTAGATATCTGATCATTTCGATTCGAGACAGTGTCGGGAATATCATCAGAATAAAATCTGTTTAATTTTTCTGGTCGTCTTCCACCCTTGTATGTCGGGTCAATGCTTCTTCTGCGCGGTGAGCCGCCACCCTCCCATACTACAACAATCTCGTGAGGAGAATATCTTTCAGACAATAGTTGCAAACCTTTTAAGAAACCTACAATCCCACCTACATGATCTCCATTATCACTCATTGAAGGATTAGCGACGAAGTGCCTGTAAAAGCAATTCATTCCGTCGACAACTAGTGTCTTTTTATTATGCATCAAGATCTGGCAAGTCCTCTAGATTTATCTCCATCGCTGCAGCTCTTACTTCTTCATAGGACTCTGTATCAAGCGTCGCATCATCATCATTTGACAGTTTTCTAGTCATACATGCGCCGAGTAGAGAATCGACATATTGCTTGTAGACTGGATCTGACCACACGTCTCCAAAATCTGCCTTATAAAATTTCTTTTCAACCTCTATCTCGCCAGTCTTCGTATCTGTTACTGTAAGGTTTTTCCAGGCGCTGGTGCCTTTCACACAAATCTCTTTTCCGTCAATAATCTCAGGGCCGTGTTTTCTGAGTTCGTCAAAAACTTGCTCATGTTCAACAATACCCTTTCCAAAATGAATTTCAAAATTACATTCTCGGAATGGAGGAGCTACTTTATTCTTAATAGTCTTAGCACGAACGTGAATACCAATGACTTCCTTTTGTTTGTTAGTGATTTGCTGCCCCGCTCCCAATTTGATTCGTACAGATGAGTGAAAAGGGATTGCCTTACCCCCGGGTGTAGTAGTAGGATCGCCATACATTACTCCGATCTTGGTCCTAATTTGATTCAAGCAGATAAACAGGACATTCTGATTTGCAATGACACCTGTTATTTTGCGCATACCTTTAGAGATTGCGCGAGCTTGTAAACCAATAGAATTTTGCTCGTACGTTCCGTCTAGCTCGGCCTTGGGAGATGAGGCAGCGACAGAGTCCCATATAATGGTAACTGGTACGTCCTTGTCCATCGCCTTTGCCTTCATTATAGTAGACTCAGCGATAGACAGAACCTCTTCTGTGCAGTGCGTATCGACATACACAAACCGCTTTGTAATATCGACACCGAGAAGTCCAAGATTCTCAACAGACGTTGCATTCTCGGTGTCGATGTATACAACAATCCCACCTAAAATTTGACATGATCTTGCGATCTGAATTGCGATGTGCGATTTCCCAATAGAGGGAGGACCGAATATTTCTACGATTCGGCCTTCAGGTAATCCTCCGTTGTCTCGATTCGCGATTATATAGTCTAGCTGCTTTGATCCCGTACTAATCCACCTGTTAACGTGAGTAGGTGACTCATCAGTTGAAAGATTATAAGCGACTCTTGAACCGTGCTCCTTGTTTAAAGACTTGATTAAGTCTTGGGTGAAGTCTTCACCACCGTTTTTTTTCTTTGACATTGCTGTACCTCGTAAAAGATTATAGATAAAAGCTATTGAGTGTTCATACAAAAAAAGGAGGAGAGCTAATGCTCTCCTCCTGGGTGATCTATAAAGAACAAAGACTTTTAGTCGTCGTCTTCAAGATCTGCGAAC